GTCCACAGGACCAGGGCCATGATCGACGCCATGCTCTCGGGCGCCGCCGGCCGACGGAACCCCCTGCTCATCGCGATCACGACCGCCGGCGTGGAGCGCCGCGGCGTCTGGTGGGAGATCCTCGAAGAGTGGCGCCAGGACCCGAGCGCCTATGTCTACTGGCACGCCGCCCGCGACAGCGACGACATCGAGGACCGCGCCGTATGGCGCGCAGCGAACCCGGCCAGCTGGATCACCATGGAGCGCCTCGAGAAGCTCTTTCGCACGCTCCCCCGGACGAGCTTCGAGCGATACCACCTCAACCGGGCGCCGACGACGAGCATGGCAATGCGCGCCTTCAGTTGGAAGGAGTGGCGAGGCTGCCAGGAACCGCCCCTCATCAAGCCCGAGGAGCCCTGCGTGGTGACCGTCGACGGCGCCAACAAGGGCGACTGCTTTGCCATCGTGGTCGACCGCCGGGACGAGGAAGGCACGCACCACGTCGAGTCGTACATCTATGACGAGCCCCCGCCCGACACCGGCTACTACGACCTCATGGAGATCGAGGAGTTTCTGTCATCGCTCTGGCAGACGCGCAACGTCGTGCGCATGGCCTGTGACCCCAACCGCCTACTCCTGCTCATGCAGCGCCTCGAGCGCGAGCACGGGATCCCCGTGGAAGAGTTCAACCAGACCAACACGCATATGTGCCCGGCCTCGGCGACCCTGCGCGAGCTCGTGCGCACGGGGCGCGTCCGCGCCGGCCGCGGCGACTCGCTCCGCGACCACATCCTCAACGCCGTCGAGATGCCACGCGAGCCGATCGGCTGGCGCATCGGCAAAGGAGACAGGGCCGACAAGATCGACGGCGCCATCGCCCTGGCTATGGCCGTCTTTCTGGCCGAGGCCGAGGTCGACGCCGGCCCCAGCTTCGCCGCGACCGCCGGCATCCGTACCATCACGAGCGGGTGACAACCGCGGCAGAGTAGACAGCGACCCCACACCCGGCTCAGAGGAGCGTTCAATGTGACTTGGAATCCGCTGCGTTGGTTTATCAAGGACGACATCGAAGAGTACACCATCGGCGACGACAACGTGCTGCGCGCGTTCTACGGGGCGCTCGCAGCCACTTGCGCGAGCGGGATCCGCGTGACCCAGGAGAGTTCCCTACGCTCCACCGCTGTCCTTGCCTGCCTCATCGTCCGCGCCGAATCCTTCTCAAGCCTGCCGTTTGACGTGTTCTACAAGCGTGGCCGCGACCGTATCCCCGACGAGGCGCACCCCGCCTACCGGCTACTCGCCGTCGCCCCCAACGAGATGATGAACGCCGGCGAGTTCTGGCGCTGGAAGCAGCTCACCGAAGACCTCACCGGCAACGCCTATGCGCGCATCGTATGGGACGGCTTCGAGCCCGCCGAGATCTGGCCGCTCTACGGCCCTAAGCCGCAACTTGTCACCGACCGCGTGACGCACTCCGCCATGTACGAGTACACCGGCGACGACTTCACGCCGGCCGACATCTATCGGCCCAGGGACCTCCTGCACTTCAAGGGACCCGTGCTGCGCACGCCGTGGGAGGGCAAGTCCCTGATCGACCTCATCAGCGAGAGCATCGGCGTTGCCATCGGCGCCGAGCAGTTCTTTGCCCGCCTCCTCGGCAACGGCAACCACTTCCCCGGCTACCTGGAGACCGATACCACCCTCAAGGACGCCGACTTCGCCGCGATCCGCGAGCAGATGAAGGGCTTCGCCGGGATCTTCAGGGCCGGCGAGCTGCGCGTCTTCGACCGCGGTCTCAAGTACAAGCAGAACCAGCTCACCATGCAGGACGCCCAGCTTATCGAGCAACTGCGCTGGCAGCTCCAGCAGATATGTTCCGTGACCCGCGTGCCGATGGCATCGGTGCAAGACCTCACCAACGGCACCTACTCAAACACCGAGCAGCAGGACCTCCAGCTCGGGAAGCATTGCATCGCACCTATCTGCGTCAACACCGAGCGCGTCGTCCGCCACAAGATATTCGCCAAGGCGCCGACGTACTACGGCAGGTTCAACCTCGACGGCCTGCTGCGCGGCGACTACAAGACGCGCACCGAAGGCGAGGCGACACTCGTGCGCGCCGGCATCATGGCGCGCAACGAGGCGCGCAGCCAGGAAGACATGAACCCCCTGCCCGGCCTCGACCTCCCGCTCGCCGAGCTCAACCTCGGCACCGTGGACGCGGACGGCGTTATCACCGGGCCGGCAAGCGGCAAGGAGCCCGCGCCCCCGCCGCCCCCGCCGCCCGCGCCGCCCCCGCCCGCGCCGGCCGCGCCCGAGCCCCCGCCGGCCGCACTCTTCGCGCCGTTCCTGCGCGACGCCGCCGACCGCATCCGCGCCCACGCAGCGGGCGGCGCGCAGAGCGACAACGGGCGGCAGCGTACCCAAGCCTTCGCCCGCACCATCCTCGCCCCGGCGATCGACGCCTACGCGCTCGCCGGCCTGCCGCTCGACGTGGCCGGCTTCATTCGCGCCGCGCTCGACCCGGTGACACCGGGCGCAGACTCTATGGTACCCACTCCCGAAGGAGAGGATTCGCCATGAATGAGCGAAAGTGGTGCGAGATCGTCGCGCAGAGCGGCGCTGTCGCAGAGGTCTGGATCTATGAAGAGATCGGGACCGACTTCTGGGGCGAGGGCCTGACGGCCAAGCAGTTCGTTACGGACCTGGCCGCCCTCGAGGTCGACCACATCGCCCTCCACATCAACTCGCCAGGCGGCAGCGTGTTCGACGGCCAGGCCATCTACAACGCGCTGGAGCGTCACCCTGCCACCGTAACGAGCTACATCGACGGCGTCGCCGCCTCCATCGCCAGCGTGATCGCCCTCGCCGGCGACCACGTCGAGATGGCCGAGAACGCCCTGTTTATGATCCACGATCCCTACGGCTTCGCCATGGGCACGGCCGCCGAGATGCGCCAGATGGCCGGCATCCTCGACAAGGTCGGCGACACCATCCTCGGAGTCTACGAACGCAAGACCGACATCAACCGCGAGAAGATCGCCGCCGACATGGCCGCCGAGACCTGGTTCACCGCCGCCGAGGCGGTGGCCGCCGGCTACGTCGACAGCGTCGCGGCCCCGGTCAAGGCCCTCGCCCGCTTCGACTTTCACGCTCTGGGGTATCGCAACGCGCCAGAGATCCCGACCACCGAAGACACCGCTGCGGATGCTTTGGAAGCTCCGAGCGCCCCGGCCTTGGAGGCCAGGCGGGACCGGCACCCGGTGTGCTCACCCGGATACTCTAGATCACTCACGAACAGAAGGGAGTAAGCAATGGCTTACTTCGATTATCGGCAGTTCGAGGAAGACGCCAAGCACCTCCAGGCGCGCGTCACCGAACTGACCGCCAAGGAAGACCGCAGCGCCGACGAGCGCGACGAGATCGTGTCCCTCATGGGGCAGATCCACGCCCTCGAGGCCGCGGCCGGCCAGGTCAAGGACGCGGAGCTCGTGGAGCTGCGCGCCGCCGCGGCTCGCGGCAACGCCCTGACCCCCGAAGTCCCCGGCCCGACGCCGGCGGAGGCCACCTGGGCCGAATACAAGACCTACCTCCGGTCCGGCCTTGTCGGCCCGATCATGAACGCCTCGCTGTCGACGACCGACGCCAACGGCGGTTTCATCGTGCCCGAGCCCGAGCACGCCGAGCTGATCGAGAAGATCCGCAAGCGCGACGTGGTCTTCGGCAACGCGACCGTGTTCAACCTGACCGGCGACACGACCCTGCTCCTGCCGTACAAGAGCGCGCACGGTGTCGTGACGACCGCCGCGGAAGCTGGCGCCCGTTCGGAGCAAAATGCGCCGACGTTCACCAGCCCGAGCCTGGTCTGCTATGACTACTACTCGGACCAGCGTGCCACGCAGACCTTCCTCGACAACGTCTCCGGCGCCGAGAGCATGCTCATGGGCTGGATGTACGAAGATATCATGGAGCAGGCCGGCGCTGACGCCGTCAGCGGCGACGGCTCCGTGAAGATCGAGGGCCTGTTCAACGGCACGTCCAAGTACACCACGCAGTTCAGCGGCTCCGCCGCGTCGATCCTCAACACCTCGCCGATCAAGCTCTACTTCGGTCTTCCGGTGCAGTTCCGGCAGAACGCCAGGTGGCTCATGACCTCGGCGACCCTGGCGGTCTGCGTCGGCTTCGCCCTCCCGTCCAACGCGAACGTTCCGCTCGCCACGGTGGACGGCAACGGCGTGTGGTCGATGTACGGCAAGCCCGTGCTCGAGTCCGACAGTGCCCCCGCCTTGGGCGCCGGCCTCTACGCCATGGGCTTCGGCGACATTCGGCAGGGATATGCCGTTGGGATCCACCGCAACACCACAATTCTGCGGGACCCGTTCACCGCCGTCCCGAAGGTGAGGTTCTACTCGCTCGCTCGCCTCGGTGGCACGCCTTGGAACTACCAGGCAATCCAGATCATGCGCTGCGCCACGGTCTAAGCAGACCGCCTAGCGCAAGGACTGCGGAAGGGCCGCCTCCGGGCGGCCCTTCCGCGCCGCGGATCCTCTGCGCGGCCCCGACCTACGTGGGCAAGGACTACGCCCTGGCCGGCTACCTCGCCGCCTACCGGGCTTTCACCTACCCGCACCGCGACCTCCTCCTCGTCGACAACACCCGCGACACGCTCGCCTACGCCCGCAACCTGCGCGCCCTCGGCGTCGAGACCGAGCACGTCCAGCAGATGCCCGACTTCTGGGACACCATGGAGCTCTGCTGGCGGGTCATCGTGGAGCACGCCCACGCCCGGGGCCATGAGTACATCGCCTCCATCGAGGCCGACGTCATCTGTCCGCCCGACACGCTCGAGGTCCTGCTCGCGCACATGGACCACCACGGCCTTGTCGCCCACGGCGTGCCCGACTCCGACCCGTTCGGCTTCCCCTGCTGGTCCCTCGGCTGCGTGCTCGTGCGCACCGACCGCCTCTACGATTCGCGCCTCCTCTGGTCCCTGCCCATGGAACAGACGATGTACGCCGGCAACGACGGCCAGATGCCGCTGCTCAACGGCCTCCTCGAGATCGCCCACCACCACAGCGGCGGCGAGATCGGCTGGCAGGGCGACGGCGAGGGCAAGGTCTTCGGCTCCGGGCGCGGGTGACACCACGGCCACGATAGAGCCACGTACCAAAAACGCGACCAGGAGGCCACTGTGGGCATCCCCAAGGGCATCACGGAGTTCAAGTTCACCAGCGCGCTCAACTACCTCAGCGGCACCGCCGACCGCACCGGCGCCATTCTCGACATGCTCGGTTATCGCGGCGTTCTCATGATCGTCAAGTTCGCCGTGATCGCGCCCGGCGCCGTGACCTCGATCAAGGCGCAGCAGGACACCGTTGTCGGCTTCGGCGGCGTCCAGGACCTCGCCGGCACCGCGCAGACCGTCGCCGCCGACGACGACGACCAGATCTTTATCATCGACCTCTACGAGCCCACGGAACGCTTCGTGCGCCTCTACGTCGACAAGGACGCCACCAACGCCACCGCGGAATGTGCCACGTATATCCAATACGGCGCCGTCCTGCGGCCGACCACCCCCACCGTCGCCGACCTCGTCACCTACGAGCGCCACGAGAGCCCGGCCGAGGGCACGGCCTAAGCCATGGAGCGCCTGCGCCTCGTCGCGAGCGGCACCTACCACCTCGAGGTGGCGACCTCCGACGAGGCCGGCACCCTGTTCACGCCCACCGTCCCGCTCACCGTCGCCATCAAGAACGGCG